ACTCTCATCGTCACAGAGGGTGACTCGGCGAAGACTCTCGCCGTTGCCGGACTTTCCGTGGTCGGCAGGGACCATTACGGAGTCTTCCCTCTTCGAGGAAAATGCAAGAACGTCCGCGATGCTTCTGTCGCACAGTTGAGTTCGAACCAGGAGTTTTCTGATCTCAAGAAGATCCTCGGGCTTCAACAAGGTAAGGAGTACACGGATGTTTCCGAACTTCGATACGGACGTTTGATGATCATGACCGATGCAGATAATGACGGTTCCCACATCAAGGGGTTGATTATCAATATGATCCACGCATTTTGGCCATCTCTTCTCGATCTTGGATTCGTCGTTTCGATGGTGACTCCGATCATCAAGGCTACGAAAGGTTCTCAGTCTAAATCCTTCTACACGGATTCTGCCTTCCGTGCATGGTATGGTGATGGAAAAGCTGGATGGCGAATCAAGTACTATAAGGGTCTCGGTACTTCTACGAGCGCAGAGGCTCGAGAGTACTTCAAGATGATCGAGACGCTCACTGTCAAGTTCGACGTGGATGTCATGACGGATGAGTCGGTTATTCTCGCTTTCGACAAAAAGAAGGCCGATGCACGAAAGACCTGGCTCCTCGAGAGTACCGCCAAGGAGGCGAATCAGCTCGAAGTATCCTACGGTAACATTAAGCAGTTGGATATTTCAGAGTTTATCCATAAAGATCTCGTAAACTTTTCATTGGCTGACTTGAAGCGATCCATCGCCCATGTGGCAGATGGTCTCAAACCCTCTCAAAGAAAGGTGATGTATTCTTGTTTCCAGAAGAATCTCAAGGATGAGATGAAAGTGGCACAGTTGGCAGCCTACGTGGCCGAAAAAAGTGCCTATCACCACGGCGAAGTATCCCTGGCAGAAACGATCGTGAAGCTTGCCAACGATTACACAGGTTCGAATAACATTAATCTTCTGGAACCGTGTGGTCAATTCGGAACGAGACTCATGGGAGGCAAAGATGCGTCTCAAACGAGGTACATCTTCACAAAGCTCACTAAGGAAGCGCGCACCATTTTCGATCCCAAGGATGATGATATTCTTACGTATCTCGATGACGACGGGCGGTCTATTGAACCAGAATATTACATGCCAACCCTTCCTATGATTCTTGTAAATGGAAGCGAAGGTATTGGAACAGGATTTTCTTGCTATGTACCCCCGTTTAACCCGGAGGATATCAAGCAGAATATTCTCAACTATACCCGGGGACAGGGACTGACTAAGATGAAACCCTGGTTCCGAGGTTTCAAGGGTACCATTCAGGAACAAGATGACGATTCTTGGGTGACTCGGGGTGTGTGGACAACTATCGGAAAAACGATCAAGGTATCCGAACTCCCACCGGGGCGCTGGACGCAGGACTATAAGGAACATCTCGATACACTCGTCGAGAAGAAGACTATCGGGAGCTTCACGAATAACAGCACAACAGAAAATGTGGACTTTGTGATCCAGGATTACAGCGGTAAGGATCCTGTCAAGGATCTCAAACTGGAGAAGACGATCAGGTGTTCGAACATGCACCTCTTCCATCCCACGAAAGGTATCTGCAAATATGAGAGTGCAGAGGATATTCTCAAAGACTTCATCAATCTACGGGTGGAACATTATGTGAAGAGAAAGGCTCGACTTCTCGAGATTACGAAGCGAAAGGCGGAACTTTGCTCCAGACGTGCACAATTTGTGAAGAGGGTGATCGACGGTGATATCGTGGTATTCAAACGCAAGAAACAGGATCTGGAAGAAGAACTGTCAGCTATGTTTCCCAAGGTTGACGATTCCTTCGACTATCTCTTGCACACGAGAACGGTGGATTACACAGAAGAACGAGTGGCCGCTTTGTTCAAGGAATGGGAAGATTTGAATGAAGAGGTGAAGAGACTCCAAGCTACCGGATATCTCGACATGTGGAAAACGGATATTAAAAAATTGTGAGCATTAGATAAGAATGGACCTTAAAGGTCCCGATACGGGTTCTGTACTGGCCCTTAACGCGATAGGTAAACAGGATCCATACCTGTTGCACGATAGCCCAACACATTCCTTCTTTAATTATGAGTATAATCAACATACAAACTTCACGAAGTATCACAAAAGTATCACCGTCTCCAAACCATCTAATGCCTCCACGACGTGGCCTTTCGGCGAATCCATAAAGGTCACTCTTAATCCACAGAACATGGGTGACCTCCTTAGCAACATGTATGTCCACCTCGAGTTTCCTAAAGTTGAATCGAACGCCAATATCGCCGACCAAATAGGCCGTCACGTCATAGAAACCGTGACCATGCGTGTAGACGAGTTAGAACTCGAGAAATACCATGACGATTGGGGTATTATTTATGATGAACTCTATCTCGACGCTTCTGAAAAGAGAACTAAGCGGTATACTCTTAACCGTAACCAAGCGGAAGGTACTTCGCATAAAAACGATGCCACTTTGTCTAGGTATCCGTCACAGTTAATGATACCCATACCTCTATTCTTTTCGCGTAAGTACGAGGGTGATGAATACGCGTCTAACTCTCCTAACAGACCTTACTTCCCTACATGTGCTATCCATAAACAGAAGCTCGAGTTTGAGATAAAGTTTAGACCAGCCACATTCTTTACGAATAACCCAAGCTTCTCACCTCTGACGTTAGATAAGTTCAGTGTGATAACAGAAGAGATTACGGTGTCGGCACAGGAAAAGTCGTTCCTAACCACTAAGCAGCAGGTGTTGATCACAGATGTAGTCAAAAAGCATCCATCAATAGAGACTGAGATAGGTGAAGATAACATCAAATTACAACTTGTTCCCGATATCCCCGTAAAATCTATGTTTTGGTTCTTGCGTCGTAAAGATTTCGAAGATGAAAATGAGCATGGTTCACCGTCAAACCTGGGTACGGGTGATACAGACGTTCTCGAGCGAAAGTTTGAAAATAGATACAATTTTTCTACATCGAACACCTTTAACGTCATAAACGAGTTTTTTAGGCCTATACAAGAATCGGCTAAATTGTATATAAACGGTCAGGATTTACCAAACATTAACAATCCCGACCACACATTCTATAAATACGTCGTACCTTATAATAGTAGGTTATCGAAACCGGATAGAAATATTTACACGTATGCATTCGCGATGAATCCGATTAATGTGGAGCCATCGGGAAGCCTGGACTTCAGTAAATTAAATTCGGATCGAACCATTCTTGATATTTCACTCACCCCCAATCTGACAAACGTGTACACGTTAAACATGTACTATGTTGGATACCAGACATTCCTCTTTGATAGAGGGTTCATGTCCGGTGTAGGTATGTCTGCCGACAGGTACATACCAACCCTAGACGATTTTAATGTTATGCCTTCAGGACCGCTAGGAGGTAGACCAAGACCGACGGATGCGGGTGTTGGAAATTTACTACAATTGAAAGAAGAGTCTACGCCTTCAGGACCGCTAGGAGGTAGACCAAGACCGACAGGTGCAGGTGTTGGAAATTTACTACAATTGAAAAAGGAGTCTACGTCTTCTGGGATCGAAGGGTATTCCCTTTAATAAATAACGTATCGTGATGTTTACGAATGTAATCTACGATATTATTCTTCACACACCATCGGATGAAATTCAGCTGTGCAACGGTCGTATGAATTTCCTCGGATGAGCCCGGTAGCTTATACGTTATCTTTTCCGTTCGACAAAAGGGATCGAACAATTTTTTAGAGTATCCATCGAGACTTGACTTGTATGCACAATGCACACTGAAAATTTTTCCATCATTTGTTTCGTAGGAAAGATTATTCTTCTTAGAGTAATTCGTGATAAACCACTCTAAATTTCGGAGAGATATACCCCCACTCTTTGTCAGTAGTTCGACAAGTATAGCTTTATTCTCTGGTTTTTCATAAAATGCGTTGATAGAGTTTAGTAGAATATCTGATTTGTTCATTATTAATATAGGGGGGGTAAATCTCTAAGCTCGTCTTCGGGTGGGGGACTTCTCGATATCGGGGTTCCCGGAAATCCTCCACTTCCAGCGCCCGCAAGTACACAAGTACCCGCACCGCTCATGTCAACTCTAATCGTCTCTTGTGATACTTCACCGAAACTGATCACTCTACCTTCGGGAGGTTTGGTCTTATAACACGTCTTACAATATCCATCCAACCCTGCGAAACACTTGTTCGCGCATGGTCGACCATTCTTTCTCTTACCAATACACTTATCATCACCAAACACTCTCGCCATCGTTCTACGAACCGCTTCATGTTTCAGAGACTTATTCTCCAGGCATAGTTCATTAGAAGCTTCGAGTAGTTTCACTCTCACTTCTTCCTTCTGCTTCGCCTCCATCTCTTTCACAGTCTTTTCTACATTTTTGAGCACTTCTCGCTGAGCACCGATAAGCTCGAGAATCACTTCAGTCATACCCTATTAGGGACCCTCTTTTTTAAATATGTCACTAATCAAAGTAGGTTGTTTCGGATCGGCTTTTTTACGAGGCTTTTTAGGTGGTTTTGCGCGCATCAACAACTCTCCAAAGATATCATCCTTGACATTATCGAAGAGTGGGTCAAGTAAATCGCAGACAGGATTCAAGAACTTGTTAAGGAAGTAGTACGCATAGTCCACGGGGAGTTTATTCTCTCGAGCGTATACCGGATCTTCGGATTTCTCGAACGCTCGAGCTTTAGGATCACCTGTGTTGATAAGAATATAGGGAACCCTATCCCCGGACTGTGGTTCCGAACCAGGCTGACGTTCCCTCATCTTCCGGACAACCTGGACGTGTGCCTGACTAATATTAGCGACCTCATCCCCGGTAATAGACACACTCTTTCCTTTGACTTTATACGAGTCAGAGAGTGACTGACTCAAAACGAGTTTTTCATTCGGTACATCTCCCTCGAGTAACTCCACAGCCCTTTTTCGAGCGAGAGCCTTAGGTGCATCCGTACCACTACTATCGAGGACTACATCCAGTAGTTCTTTACATACTTCTCTCACATGTGGCGTGTTATCCCGACGAACGAGTTGTAAACCCTTGACATCAATATAATCCATGTTCATGTTCCCATCCTTACCCTTGGTCCAAAGTTTCGCAGCGTAACGCTTCTTACTATAGAGGAAGTATGGACAATACACCTTCTCAAGCTCTAAATTGTTTGGAGCTTTGAAGAGCTTTGTGCACTCTTCCGCAGCGCGTTCACCGAGCTCCCAGCTATACTCGATAGCCTCCTTTCCAGTTCTACCTTGTACATCGAATTCTACCATTACGGAATCTGTATCTCCGTATCTTACCTTGGACCCAGGAAAGTTCTTCTCCACATAGTTCTTCGTGTCGTCAATCATATTTCTACCCTTCATCGTAGTCGTAGAGGCAATGGCAACACATGGGAGAATACCCTTAGAAGCGCCAGTGAAACCATACACGGAGTTCATACTGATTTTATAGGCCAGCTGCTTACCGTTATACATCTGTTTCATAGCACCAGTCGCTTTAGCCATATCTTTCTTCGCTTGTTTTCTAAACGCTTTGAGTTCTACCAAAATACTAGGCAAAATGCTCGGAACGTTTTGTGCGAACGTGTGGTCTCCGAAAGTTTCGTATTCAACTCCGGGTATGTTCTTGTACTTAGGATCCATGACGAGCGACGAATAGCAAAGGTTGTGTGCCATCATGATACTCGGATACAGACCTTCAAAATCTAGGGCAGTGATGGGGGTATAGTAAGCCCCAGACATCGCTTCTAGAACGGTTGCACCTACATACCCAGTGTTATCCGTGTGTCCATAATCGTACGTAGGCACCTTAAACTTCATTTCTCGAGCCTTTTTCGTGAGTTGACTAAACACCTTGATTTGCTGCCCACGTTCCACTAGATAACTGAGTGGCACCCAGGTAGCCTTAGCCATCTCCAATAGATTAATGAACGTACACAGCTTGGAAATGAGACGGTGTGGAAGAAGTGTATCCTTAATACAATACTCCGCAACTTCCCGAAGCTTTACAGGATCTTCTTGCTCATACCGTCGGAACATCTCTTTCGGCGCCATATCGATCTTATTGTCTCCTAGGTAGAGCTTCGAGACATTATCGAGTTTATACGAGTCCAACTTATACTCACGTTTAACTTCGTGGAACAGATCAAAGATAAATCGACCGGGCATAGGGACAAGCTTCAGCTCGTTATCACCCAGAGCGCTCGAGGAAAGCTTTTTAGGCATGAGATCGCACACATGCGTCTTTAGCTTACTCATCTTGAAAAACGACAGTGGACAAGACATGAGATGTCCGCGTTCGATGATATACTCAAGATCGAAACCGAAGATGTTCCATCCAGTGATAACATCAATATCCTTTTCCGTCAGGT